ACGCCCTGAACAGGCACGTCGTTTTATTGACTACGTATGGGATGCAACTGTACTCGCCAAGGATGGTCGTCGTGTAACTATGCGAGCGAACACAATGGAACTCGAGAAGGTCAATGTTGGAGAGCGTGTTATCCGTGCAGCTGCACAGGCTGTAGGTAACTACGACAACACTGGTGCTCAGTTCTCAAAGGTAGAGCTTTCAACAAAGAAGCTACGCCTAGACTGGGAGGTCTCGTCAGAGTCCCTAGAAGATGGTATTGAGGGCGCAGCCCTTGAGGACCACCTAGTACGCTTGATGACAAATGCATTCGCAAATGACATCGAAGACCTAGCAATCAACGGTACTGGAACTGGTAGCAACGCATTCCTTAACATTATGGAAGGTTTTGTTAACAAGGTAAAGACCGAGGGTGACGCACACGAGGCTGTTGTAACAGTAGCTGACAATGCATGGACCCCAGAGGTTATGCAGCAGATCATCTTGGCAATGCCACGTAAGTACCGTGCAATCAAGTCTAACTTGAAGTTCTACGCAGGTACCGATGCATTCCAGGGTATCGTTAAGAACAACGGTACACTATCTGACGCAATTGCTGAAGCACTTGGAAAGAACGGAAATACTCTGGCTAACACCCAGGCTTACCTGGATGGACAGGGCCAGACATTCGGTGGTGCTCGCACTACCCGTGTTCTAGGTATTGACGTTCAGGAAGTTCCTTACTACCCAGATGGCTATGTCGACTTGACATTCCCATCTAACCGTATTTGGGGATTCCAGCGTGACATCACTGTTAACCGTCAGTACCAGCCAAAGAAGGACACCATTGAATACACAGTATTCGTCCGCTTTGGTGTACAGTGGGAAGAGCAGGACGCAATTGCGTTCGGTGACGCCGCTGCTGACAGCTAAACCGTAAATAAAAGTTGAGGGGGTAGGGGCATTTAGCTCCTACCCTCTTCTTCATTAATCTGTTATAATTATGATTGATAGAAAAGGAGAACACATGTCTGACGAAATTAAAAACGAAGACGTTATCGAAGAGTCTCCAGTTATTCCTGCAACACTTCAGCCAGGAGAGCCAGTAATTCCAATTGAGCTAGCTGAGAAGTATATTGCTGCCGTCAAGGAGCAAAAGGAAAAGACTGAGAGCACAAAGCCAGCCCTAGCATTTGAGGCTGATACACAGCCAGAAGAAGAGCTAGAGATTAAAGAAGAGCTAGAGGTTGTAGAAGAGCCAAAGTTGGCCCAACACAAGACAGTTCTAGCTGAAGAGCCAAAGAATGTAATTACATCTGGTTCGCAGCGCAGCGGTAATCCTAAGGAAGAAGTTGCTGGACTTGTGTCCATCGTCAATGGCGTAATCGGTACAGGGTCTGTAAAGCCAAAGCCAAAGGCCAATGTAAACGTAAACCCTAAGCCAGAGGTAGAAAAGGTTGCTGTTTACTCTACAAAGAATGTAACTTGGAATGGTGTAGGCAAGGTCTACAGGGGTTATAACATTGTTACCAAAGAGGTAGCTGACCAGTGGCTAACCAGAAGCCACATTAGAATTGCAACACCAGCTGAGGTTGCTCAGGAGTTTGGCAAGTAAAATGGATATATTGAGGGTTCCGCCATATCAAATTAATGCGGTGTTGGAAGTTGGCGCACCAGCTGGCACATATACATACACCATAGAAGACATGGCGGACCACTCAGTAACAACTGGAACGGTAACCTCTACATCAGCATCTAAAGTATCAATAGCCTTGCCTTCAGAATATGATAACCAGTATACGATTACTATCGATGGAGATGAGCACGTTATTGACGTTGTTCGACCATACGTAGATGCAAATACTAAGGGGACTACTGCTACTGAGATTCAGAAGTATGCAAAAAATGAAGAGCTAGCAAGAGCAATAATTGACTCCATCATAGAAGATGGTTTTTATTACAAGAAAAAGAATTATGAAACCGTAGGTGTCGGAGCAGACCTTCTCCCAATCTGGCCTGATCTAAAAAAGCTACTATATGTTTATGAAAACAATGTTTTGATTTTTGATGCAGCCAATGCTGAAGATTATATGGTTAAGTATGAGCTAACCAGAGACAACTTTGGACTTCAGCAAAGATATGATGACGTAATTAATAGAAATCAGTCAGCACCTAACATCTTGCCTGCAGGCGGATCAGACATGCTTGAGCTAAACTTTGTTTACCGTGGATTCCCAAAGGAGTTTGACTACTCTGTAGTGGGCTTGTTTGGGTACAAGAAGATTCCATCAGACATCGTAAAAGCCACAGAGCTTCTTATAGAAGATATTGAATGTGGAAAGCTGGACTACTACAAGCGCTATGTAGCTGACTATAGCACTGATCAGTTCAAGATTAAATTTGACACAGCAGTATTTGAAGGCACTGGAAACATTCTTGTAGACAAGATTTTGTCTAAATACAAGAAGTCCATAAGAACAATCGGGGTGTTGTAGTATGGCCTGTGGGGACAAAACAGATTTTATGTTTCCACTGGAAGCTGACATATACTACCCTATCATAGAAACACTTGCCTATGGTGGAGTTCAGAAAACTTGGGTATTGGATAGGACAGTCGCTTGTAGCTTTTCTTCCGCAGGCACAGCCAACGCAGAAGAGGTTAAGCCAAATGTTAGTATTACCCAAGACGTTCTTCTAATCGGCAGGGTAAAAGAAGATATTCGCAAGTCATCCAGAGACGCATCTAATGCTATGGTTAACGTAATCATAACAAACATCAGAGACAAAAACTGCAACCCTATCTACATAGAGACTTCTGGAGTCCGTGCAGAAAAGTCTACTATCTTTGAGATTGCTACGAACGAACCTATTGTTGGTCCATTTGGAAGCCTAGATTATTACAAGCTTATTATTAGAAGATCAGAAAACCAGGCAGCAGATGTATGAAGGTTGTATATAATACCAAAGCTTTTATGAAAGAGATGAATAATCTCTTAGAATACTCAACTGGTTTTATCCAGGGAGTTGAGCTTGGTAAAAATGATTTTCTTTCAGCTCTTGGAGCTACCACGGTAGAGGTTTTAAAACAGTATATAGACTCCAACGCTAGAGCAAATCCAGAAGTTTTGCATCACATTTATGAGTGGTATGAAGTAGGAAGCCCACAGGCAAGACTCTTTGACATAAAATACACGGTAAGCTCTTTAGGTATTTCTTTTGTTGGAAACTTCTCTCAGTCTAAAAGTATTAAGAATGGATCAACAGTCCCATTCTATGACAAAGCAAACATAATTGAAAATGGACTGCCAGTAGTAATAGTACCAAATAATGCACAGGCACTTGTGTTTGAAGAAAACGGCGAGCAAGTGTTTGTAAAACGTCCTATCACAGTACAGTCCCCAGGTGGAGAACCTGCCCAAGGCGGATTTGAAAGGATCATGGATTCATTTTTTACAAGGTACTTTACTCAAGCATTCTTAGAGTCTAGTGGTATACTTAACTATATAAAGAATCCTGTTGCCTTCAAGGCAAACCTAAAGGCTGGTAAGCGTGGCGGTAAGTCCAAAGGTATTGAAGTGGGCAAGCGATGGATTGTTAATGCTGCCGTAGGAGTGATTGAGTAATGTCGGAGTCGTATCTAAATACACCCATTTTGTGGATTAATGCATACCTTCAAGAGAAGCTAGCTCAGTTTGTCAGCACTACTGGAAGCGATCTTATTTCTACTGGATCTGATGAACCTGGAATTGGTATTCCGTTCTTTCCAACGAAACCATCAACAATAGATGAGCTTACAGAACAGTTTGTTGTTATAAATGATTCCAGATATCCTTTTGCTGGAGTTTTTGCGGTATGGGACAGAATGTTCAGAATGCGAAGAAAGCCATTTCCTCACAAGAAAGAAGAGCAGGTGCTTTATTATTTTTATGGCACCCAGTCAGGCGCCCAGAGATACATGATACAGGTCCAGGAAGCCATTCTCAGACTACTTGACCGTGGAGATGAGTCTGCACAAGAACTAAACGATTGGGCCCGTCAGAGAGGCGCAATCAATATAGGAACTCAAGCTAACCCAATTAACGTAACTACAAAGTTTTTCTTTCATGAGATCAAGGTATATCAGCTAGAAGAGACCAGAGACATTATTGACTTTGGTACAGCAAGAACTTTTGGTGCAAATAAGATCATTATTGATTATTGCTATCATCAGCATGACGATGTCATTTCTCAGTCATAATCAAAAGGGTGCTATAATATTCCTGAGGAAACAAACGCCTTTTTTTAAACCATAAACTAAAAAAAAGAGGTGAAAAATTATGGCATATACACGTGGTTCAAGCTCCAACATTATTGTTGGTGCAGCCGCCCTCTTCACACACGAAGACGGCGTATTGACTGACGCAGATCTACCAGCATATGCGGACGATGTTTCGTACAGGACTACCCTGTCTAACGACGCAGACTTCCGTAACGTTGGTTACACAATGAATGGTCTAGAGATCCAGTTCCAGCCTGACTTCGGTGAGGTACAGGTTGACCAGGTTCTAGACGTTGCAAAGCTATACAAGCAGGGTATGCAGGTTAACCTGAACACTGCTTTTGCTGAGTCAACACTTGAGAACTTGCTGTTCTCTCTAGCTGGTAAGGACGCTGACCTGACTACTGTAGCTGGAAACCCTACCCTAAACCTGTCCGCAGGTGACATCGGTGAGTGCCCAGTTGAGCGTGGTCTAGTTGCAGTTGGTCCAGGTACAGGTGACTGTGCAATTTCTGACCAGATTGAGCGTGTCTACGTTGCTTACCGTGCACTTTCTATTGAGAGTGTTTCAGTATCAGCACGACGTGACGAAGCAACAATGTTTGAGGTAAGCTTCCGCTTGCTGCCAAACGACGATGCATCTTACGGAAAGATCGTTGACCGCACCATCCCAGCTAGCTAATAACTAGCTACTTATAACTGAATATAAGAAACCGTCCTAGTTTAACTACTGGGGCGGTTTCTTTTTGGTACAATGGTATGATGGCAACCATGGTATATAAAAGCGATACAATCACTCTTGTAGATGATACAAAAATTTACGTAACTCCACTTAAGATTAAGTACTTGCGTCAGTTTATGGACGCTTTTGAAAATGTTAAGACGGCAAGCGACGACTTAGAAGCAATGACATTTTTAGCAATTTGTGCCACGGTAGCTATGCAGCAATATCACCCAGTAATTAAAACTCTAGAAGATTTAGAGGACTGTATGGATATGCCAACAGTATACAAAGTCCTTGACGTGGCAGCAGGAATTAAAGTAAACAAGCCAGCAGAAGAAGAGTCCGTAAAGAAGCAAGCTACAGATAGCGGAGCTTCCTGGGATACCTTAGACCTAGCCAAGCTTGAATCAGAAGTATTCTTGTTGGGCATTTGGAAAGACTATGAAGAGCTTGAGCTATCGCTTTCAATGCCTGAGCTAATGTCAACACTAGAAATAAAAAGAGAATTAGACTATAATGAAAAGAAGTTCCTTGCAGCAATGCAGGGGGTTGACCTAGACAAGCAAGCTGGAAACAAGAGCAATGCCTGGGAAGAGATGAAGGCAAGGGTCTTTAGCGGTGGTAAAGCTAGAGATGCAAATGATATTACAGCTCTCCAAGGTGTAAATGCTCAAAAGGCTGGCTTCGGCATTGGACTGGGCCTAGGGTACCAGGATTTAACCAAAAAAGCCTAGACCTGTATGGTATAATTATATTCAATCAAGATGAGAGGAACGCATGACAACCACTGTAAATGAAGAAAAGTCCATTAAGCTAATGGATGGAACTGAGATCAAGACGAGACCTTTGAAGATCTCGTTGCTACGTGAATTCATGAAAAAGTTTGAAGCAATTGCTAAGGTATCTGAGGACAACGACAAGTCCATGGACATCCTGATGGAATGTGTTCAAATTGCACTTAAGCAGTACAAGCCTGAAATTGCAGAAGATGCAAAGGCGCTAGAGGATCTTGTAGATCTTCCAACTGTTTACAAGATTGTAGAAGAGGCTTCTGGAATTAATCTTTCTGGTACAAGCATCGCTGGCAATCTTGCAAACAACTAAAACATAAAAAGAGGTGTAGTGAATGGCAGCGGATGCTGAATCCACAATTCGGATAGGTATAGATACCACCGAAGCACTGGCTAGCATTAAAAAGCTGCAAGCTCAGATCTCTGCCTTTCACACACAACTACAATCCTCTGGAAATGCTGCCAATGCTGCAGTTTCTCAAAACCTCCAGAGAGGCTTAGTAAATAACCTTAATGCTACTGGCAAGTTTGCGGCATCCCTAACTACCGTAAAAAGCAGCGCTGAATCTTTCACCACAGCCCTTGAGCGAAACAAACTTTCCATGGGAGAGTACTTCAGGTTCGCAGGGGCATCAAGCAAAACTTTCGGAAGACTCTTTAGAAGCGAGTTTGACCTTATTGAAAAGGTTGCTCGTGAACGAGTAAAGACCATCAATACCCAGTTTATCAAAATGGGTAGAGACGCCAATGGCGCAATCACAGCCATCAAGGTAAGACCACTAATTGCAGACCTTGACAGCCTAGCAGGAAAACAGGCAATTGCTGCACAGCGCCAGCAAGTCTTAAACAAGCTTTTGGACCAGGGCTCAACTAACCTACTAAACTTCGGTAAAAATACTCAGTGGGCTGGTAGACAGCTTATGGTTGGTTTTACTATTCCTTTGGCATATCTGGGCACGGCAGCAAGCAAGACATTCATGAAGATGGAAGAGCAAGCTCTACGCTTCAAGCGTGTATACGGAGAGCTCTTTACAACCAGTGACGAAACTGATCGCATGGTCAAGGACATCCAAGCACTTGCAGCCGAGTATACCAAGTACGGTGTTGCAGTAGAAAAGACCATGGGTCTAGCTGCAGATGCAGCAGCTATGGGTAAGCAGGGCGCAGATCTTTTGGCGCAGGTTGCCGAAGCAACAAGACTAGCGGTACTGGGTAACGTTGAAAATGAGCAGGCACTGGCAACAACTATATCCCTGACTAACGCATTTGGAACGGCAACTGATGACCTTGCAAAGAAGATTAACTTCCTAAACGCAGTAGAAAACCAAACAGTTACCTCCATTGAAGATTTGACCATTGCTATTCCTAAGGCTGGTCCAGTTATTAAGCAGCTTGGTGGTGACGTAGAGGACCTAGCCTTCTTCCTGACAGCCATGAAGGAAGGTGGAATTAATGCATCAGAAGGTGCCAACGCTCTTAAGTCAGGTCTAGCCTCGCTAATTAACCCAACAGAAAAAGCCTCAGAGTTTATGCAAGGCTTTGGCATTAACCTCAAGGGCATTGTAGATTCTAACAAGGGTGACGTAAAGGGTATTGTTATAGACTTTGCAAATGCCCTAGACAAGCTTGACCCACTAAGCAGAGCTAGATCGATTGAGCAGTTGTTTGGAAAGTTCCAGTTTGCTCGTCTATCCACATTGTTCCAGAACGTAATTCAAGAGGGTAACCAGGCAAGTCGAGTTCTAAAGCTAACAAGGAATGCTACTGAAGAGCTAGCTATCCTTTCCGAGCGAGAGCTTAAGAGAGTAGAAGAATCTACTGGTTACAAGTTTAAGAAGGCCCTAGAAGATCTAAAGGCTAGCCTGATTCCGCTAGGAGAGCAGTTCTTGAAGATTGTTACTCCTATTGCAGAGTTTGCTTCTAAGGCCCTTGGAGAATTCAATAAGCTTAGCGAAGGCACTAAAGCAACAATTACTACAGTTGTAACAATACTTGGTGGGGTAGGGCCAGTAGCCCTTATGACCTTTGGTCTACTTGCCAATGGTGTTGCTAACATAATTAAACTATTTGCTACTATTAAAAATGTATTTGCAAGATTTAGCGGTGCGGTAACTGGAGCTGGAACATCCGTATCATACATGACTCAAGAGCAGCTAGAGGCAGCTGCGGTAGCAGCATCCCTCAACCAGACACACTCACAGCTAATCCAGACATTTACTCTTGAAAAGGCCAGCATTGATTCTCTTACTACTGCATACAACAAAGCAATTGCAGCACAGGCAAGGTTTAATACAGGTGCGGTAGCCAGAGGTCCAGTTGGTGGACGAGCTGGCACTAGGAAGTATAACTCTGGAGTTCTATCCGTACCAGGCCCGAAGGGGGCTGGAGACATTGTTCCTGCAATGCTTTCACCTGGAGAAGCAGTTATTCCAGCAGAGCAGTCTAGAAAGTATTCTGGTTTTATTAGAGATATGCTTAATGACGATCTTCCAGGATATAAGTTTGGAAGATTAGGAGCAGCAATATCTGGCTTTAACCCATTTGGCTCAATGCTTAGAAGTTCTCGTGTAGCTGTTAGAACTAAGCAGTCAGATTTGCAGTCTATGCTACAGGCTGGCAAGGGCGGAAGGTACCAAAATGCATTTGTAACTGGCACTGGCGCAGATTATCTAGGCGTGACTGGTCTTGCAAACCCAGCTCAAAAAAAGCTTAGGGAGCAAATGGAGGCTAGGGTTCTTGGTTTTGGTCCAGACACACCAGCATCTGCTAGACCAACTTATGGCTATGCAAGAACGTCACCACTACAAGCACTACTCAATAGAATGTTTGGCTTTAAGGGAAGGCAGTATAATTCCGTAACTACTGATTTCCCTATTGGTGATCGTGGCCAAATGTTTGGGTATAAAGATCCAAAGACAGGAATGTTTGGCCCTACTCCAAACTTTAAGTCAGACACCTTAAGTCGTTACGGAGACATTGACCTAATAACTAAGAGAAGTGTTGGTAGAAGATCCTCTGCAGCCGTAACTGATGCCCTAATGGACTATCAGAGAAGTGGTCAGTACCCTGGATTTAGATTGTCGCCAGTATCAATGCGTGGCAAGGGAAACTTTAAAGATGCAAGATTTGATAGACTAAGCAATCCGTTCGGTAGCTATAAATCTGATCCAATTAATCGCCCAAATGAATCTACATCAAACCCCCAGCCACCATATATAGAGACCTACACTCCAAGTGGATTCGCAATGAGCGAAGTCTCCAGAATTATTGCCAAAGACCGCACCACCGCAAAAGAGCTACAGAGGCTAGTCGATGAGTCAGGTCTAAAGATTCGTGTTACCCCACAAAATGCTCCACCAATTATCAAAATTCTTTCTAGTATGTTTGGTAGCAAATTTGCTGCTGGTACCGCAAAGGTTTCTAAATATAACAATGGTGTATTGTCTGTTCCAGGACCAAAGGGCAAGGGCGACATTGTACCAGCTATGTTGTCTCCAGGTGAGGCGGTAATTCCTGCAAAGATTGCAAGTAAGTATCGTGGCTTTATTGCATCTATGATTACAGGAAAGATTCCTGGATTCTTTGAAGGTATTGACAATGTTCCAGAGTCAGTAAGAACTATGATAGAGTCATTTGCTAAGAAGTACAAAGATGTAAATGGAGCAGAAGCAAGAATTCAAAGCGTCATTAATGAGATGAACGCTGAGGGTACCCGAATAAGCGGAACAAGCTTCAAAGAGGCCATTAAGCAAAAAACTGGAAAGCTTTTTAAACTTGCCGACAAAACTTCTTTTGTAAATCCACTTGAGAAAAGTGGAAGCTCAGTTACTGGCCTAAACGCCACCCATGGAAACAAGGGCATTGAGCTATCTCCAGAACAGCTTAGAGCAGCAGCTGCACAGGTTGGAGCAGACACCCCAATTGGCCAAAAACTTATAACGGCAGCTGACTCTGGCATGAAGTCAACGGCACTTTCAAACATGGTGTTCAATATGCCATCCGCATTTAACATGCAAGACACAATGCTGACTGGAAAAGAAGCTGCATCTTTTGTAAAGAAAAATGCAAAGCTGTTTATGGCACCAATTACAACCCTTTATGCTAACACAATTAAGGGCTTAGATGCAGATGACCTCGGAGTTAAAAAGTTTGCTGAATCAGTAGCTGCCAGAATGGCAAAGGCTGGCAAAAAGGCAATTACTGAAGATATGTTCTACAAGATAATTGCCGATTCGATTAAGCAGATGCAAGCAGAAAATCCAAAAAGCCCAGCACTTAAGGCACTTTTAGCAGCTAGGGCTGACTACAAGTCTCTTCAGCTAGGTGGCCGAGAGGGTACAAGAGATGTTGTTGTCGGAAACCAGTCGCTTGATAGAACTGGAAAAGTTGTTAGACGTGATGGGGTGCGATCATACATAGAAAGAAGAACTAAGTTTGCACCACCAGAAGCAAATGTGCTAGCAGATAACTTTACTAAGGGAATTCTTGCTAGAGCAATGGAGCAGGGATATTATAGACCAGAGGTTGATGCTGTTGAAGAAGCAAAAGCAGCAACGGCAGCACAAAAAAAGACAAGCGCAAGGGGTGCCAAGGCTTCAAAATCAGGAACGACATCAGAATCCAAAAAGATAAAGGCAAAGAAATTCCCTGGCGGCTTTGACATTAATAGAGTTACCTCCAAGGTTGGTAAAAATGGAGTTCTTAAATACTACTACCTTGACGAAAATGGAAAGCTTGTTCAATTAGCCAGGGTAGACTACGCAGAAGCTCTGGGCATGGACGCAAAAACACTAAGAAAATTTGAGGCTCAGACTGCAGCCGCTCAGCAAGAGGCGCTAGCCCCTAAGCGTGGCGGTGGCTTTGGAAAAGCAGCTGGTCTTAGTGCTTT